ACACAAAAACATTGCAGTTAAGAACTTCCTGAAAGACCCGAAGACGAAGAAGGACTACACCATTGATCGTCTTGGTCCGACTCAGACTGAAGCAATCCTGCGAATGATCAAAGACCGTCATGCCGTCAATGTGGTTGGTTTCTATATCTGCCGCAACTCTCGTCGTGACCTTTGCTCTGCTGTGAACAACAACCTTCCTGGATTCAACGGTTCGGTTGATCAGATGGTTGATACGATGCGTAAAGAGTTCCGTGATAGTGGCTTTGCTTCTATCAAGAACACTGGTCGTGACGATCTGTTCATCGTACCGCAGAATCGTTTGGTTGTTGAAGACGGTGAGTTGGAAGTGGACGAAACGCAAACTGCTCGCCAGATTGCACGGATGTTCACGAAGCAGATGGGTGG